GCTGTATTACCGGTGACATTACGAGTTGTAAAGCCAGTAAGGCACAGAGTAAACACATCCCAAGATAAGCCAGGCCCATCTTCATCAGTTTTCTCCGGAATTTGTTTGAGTCCAAAAGTTATCATCGGATCTAAAGCAAGACGACAGCCGTGGAAGAATTCATCAGCATGACTGCTAGTTTCTGCAATAGCTAGGATGATTGCTTCTTTGTTTAAACGGGAAGGGTGACTTTCTAAATCCCAAATGTGACTGGCACAAACGCTCATGTTTACTCCGATAGTTAACTGTTTAAGTTTATATTATACAGTGTAATTATCAGTATGTCAAGTGGTTTGTGGTCTTAAATGGCTTGCCGTAGTAGGCATTTTCCAAATTACGCATGATCAAATTTCTCATTCTGCGTATAATTGGATGGGTGTGATTCCAATCAAATGCTTTCAAATAATCATTCCAAGTAGAATTTTTATGTCTGCTACATTGATCTGAATCTAAGTATTTGCCAATAGTAGTTGGGTCGTAGCCAAATCGATCGAGTAACTCACAAGCACAATTAAATGCATGGGCACCCATTTCGTCACGGTCGCCGTAGTACTCTTGTTTTTTACGTTCTTTGGCATATTCTGCTGTGCTTTGATAGCCGGGAATGTTTTTGAAGCTACGGGCACGAAACTGTCTTTGATGTACAATTTCATGTAGTACAACATCAGCAAATCGAATAGCCATTCGTTTGAAACGATGATTAGTGATTCTTAACTTTTTATCATCGGGATTATAGTTAAAATTGACTTCGATAGCAGGCTTGCGTTTTCGATCCAAATCGCTGTAATACACTCCGCCTATAAAAATAAAACCCGGAGTAGTTGGTGCATGAAGGCACTTTTTGAGTTTTAATGGTATATGTGATTTAATGTGCCGAATAATACGTTTTTGTATTTGGCTAGGAGATAGCTCTTTACCTACTATTTCGCCGTTAAGCGAATAGAACATAGAGTACAGATTACTGCGGGTTAATTCCGACCAATCGAACGGTAGCTGGACCATAGCACACTCCTGATAACATATTTATAGTGTACTATGGATTTCAGTTATATGCGTACTTTATGGGCGTTTATCGATGACTTTATCAGCCAGTCCGTAAACTACAGCTTCTGCCGCACTCAAAAATGTATCAAATTTCATAGCTTCGTAAAGCTGATCATAGGTTTTCCCGGCAGTGTTATGCTTGACATACAGTTCGGTTAGGCGTTCGTTGATACGCTTAGATTCTTCAAAACTGCGTTTTGCGTCCTCAAATTCCAATTCCTGTACGTGGACTGTGCCACGGGTTCCAGGAGTTCCGGAACTCACCCGGTGGATCATTGTGCGGCTTTCGGGCAGTACCCAACGCTTGCCTGCGGCACCTGCTTGTGCCAGGAAACTGCCCATTGAACAGGCTTGTCCCATTACAATGGTACACACGTCAGGTTTGATAAACTGCATCGTATCGTAAATAGCAAGGCCAGCAGTAACGGACCCCCCAGGGCTATTAATAAAGAAACTAATGTCTTCATTTCCTTGACTCTCCAAAAATAAGAACTGTGCTACTAGTAAACTAGCAGTGTGTTCATTTACATCTGTGTCTAGCATTACAACACGGTCCTTAAGCAAACGACTATAGATGTCATAGGCACGTTCACCACGGGCTTCGGTCTCAATGACCATTGGTACTAAATTAGGCATCTTTATCCTTGTAGGTACGTCATTACTGTTTCTGGGCTAGACTCGCCGTACGGATCGGGATTCTCTGGAGTACCTGCCGGCTCTTTGAACATGTGTTCAACTTGTCCGTTTTTAATCACTGCGGCATAGCGATGACTGCGTAGACCAAATCCAATATCACTCAAGTCAACTAACATACCCATACCTCTGGTAAATTTACCAGCACCGTCGGGAATAACTTTGACATGCTTAATACTTAAGGCCCTTGCCCACTCATTCATAACGAATGCATCATTTACGCTGACACAATATATTTCATCGATGCCCTTGGCTTTGAAGGCATCATACTGTTCTTCAAAACCCGGTAGTTGATAGGTACTGCAAGTTGGAGTAAATGCTCCTGGTAAACTAAAAACGATTACACGCTTATTGCCGAATAATTCTTCTGTTGTTTTAAAAACGAATTCACCACCGATAGGGCATCCGCCACCTTCAGGTTCTTCATCGCCTTGTCTAAATGCGAATGTTACCTCGGGTACACGTTTAAAGTTCCAAAGTTCTTGTGTCATATATTTCCTCTTCTAAATATCTTTTTAATTCTTTGTCTGTAGGTTCTACAGAATAGTTCTGTTTGAAAAATATTTCGTAACTGTCGCTACCATACTTTCCAATACCATATAACATTGTAGCATCATCTCCGTCCCAGGTCAAGTAGTCCTTGCTCATACCAACCAATCTAGTATAACGCACATTCAGCATACCTAGCGGTGCTAGTATAGTTTTGACAAAATCTTCGTCAGCGCCTATCAAAGCCTGCGGTGTGGGAAACCAATATAGGAATTCGGGCAAGGTTAATTTAACTGGTTTGCGACCTGTTTGGTTAAGCATGATAACACCTACCATGTGTTCCCAACTGTTGGTGATCTGTTGTTGCACCATGAGGTCATCACGCAGGGGTTCAAAGAACTTCATTCATCTTCCTCGTACATTTGATTTTTGAATACTGTGAGTTGTTCGATCAAATCCTCACATCCTTTTCGAGTCATAGTAAGTGTTGTAATGCCTGTTTTAAAAGTCATCTTACCCTCACTAGTTACTCCGATACTGTAATATTCCTGTTCTTTTTCCTTAGGAGGTTCGACATACGGAATAGGGGGAACTGACTTATTCTCTGGAAATTTAATCACGTTACTGTGTTCTTTCTTTTTAAACCAATCAAACATATCAGTCTTTCTTGTCGCCAAACAGTTGTAGCAAACTGAGGAAGATATTGATAAAGTCCAAGTACAAGGTTAACGCACCCAATACTTCTGCGGCAGGGCTAGAGTCAGTACTGACCATTTCACGGATTTGTTGTGTGTCGTAAGCAGTCAAACCCATAAAGATTACAATAGCCAATGCTGAGATAACCATCTGCATTACACTACTACCAATAAAGATATTGATAATGCTGGCAATGATGATGGCAATCAGGCCCACAAACATAAACTTGCCTAGGCTGTCCAAATTCTTTTTGGTAAAGTATCCATAAAAGCTCATGGTACCAAACAACACACTGGCACCCATGAACGCACTAAAGATACTGCTCATGGTATACACAGCGAAGATCACAGCAAAGCTCAGACCCATGATGGCCGCAAAGCCCGCCAACAACAGCACCGCAGTTTCTTTTGGCGGATCGTTGTTAAGTGCATATCCAATTCCAAATACTGCAATCAAGGGTGCAAACATGACTATCCAATGCATTGCACCTGTAAAGAAAAACTTTACCAATTCTGGATCTGTTCCCACAAAGAAACTGACCAACATACTGACTAGAGTGGCAAGAGCCATGTAGCCGTATACACGGCCCATTGCTTGATTGATCTCACCTGCACTTCGATAGCCAACAATTCCGTCAGCTGAATAATTTGTACCAAACATAATTATCTCCTTATTTAATATTTGATGTGTCGTACGTTTTGAAAAAGATGTCTTTTTTGACTGGGCCGTAATCACCTGGGCCATGCCTAACAATATAGTCATTGCCTTTGGTATATGCAAGGTCGCCCCATGTGGCATGAATAACACCGTCATGGTCTGCTAGTTTAGCATGTTTGTGGATTAACTTAGGAGTGCCAGTGCCATCTTTATTGTCATGGTACTTGCTATGGAAGTTATCAGGATCCAACGGCCAAAATTCTCCCTTGGCACCCGGCCCCATGATATAATGACCAGCTTTGTGTGGTACTGGACCTTCTAAGGTTTTTGTAACTCCATCGCTGTCTGCAACGGTATAAGGCACGGGGTTGTTGAGTTTGTGAGTTTCAAAACTACCGTGAACAAACCATTCATCGGTAATTCCGTTACCCATAGATTCTACAATATTAATATATTCTCTAATCATTATGGTTTATCGAGTTCTTTAAATGCTTCTGGAGCACGAGCCGCAGTAATTTCATTCAGCTTGGCTTGTTCTTTAGCTTTCTTCAAAATGTTAGCATCACCTGTAGGCAGGGCAACTAGTACATACGCACGGAAACGATTACCTTCTGCTACGATTTTCTTCTCTGCTGTTTCTACGCCAGTAAGATCGACTTCCTTACAACTGGTGCGCAGAACCATTTCACTCAACTCAGAACTGGTATCAGCAGTGTCTGCTTTGTAGATCTTAGTACGTTGGCTAGCAGTTCCACCAGCAGTCATACAGATCTTACCATATGCATCTGCTTTGGCCTTTTGGAAGGCCATGGCATAATCACCACTGGCACTAGTTCCTGACGCATATACAGCCGAGTTACTAAGTGGAGTAACAGTCATCCATTTAGGAGCCTGGTCAACAGCCTTTTCAATTTGGCGCTCTTTATATTGGCGCTCATTGTCTGCACGTTTTTGATACGGATCAGTAGTTCCGCAAGCAGTCAAAGCGGCTACGATTGGCAATACTATAAAAATCTTTTTCATTTTATTTTCCTGACATTTTTTCTTTGGTCCAGTCGGCGGTTGACGAAATGTCTTTACCAATACCCGAAACTGTACCACACGCGGCTAGCAAGCTAACCAAAATCAATGCTACAAAAGTTTTCATTTTGCCAACTCCGTTGATTGTGTTTTAACTGTGTCTACGCCTTTGTCCAACATCTTAGCAATGCCGGAAAACCCGACAGTGGCTAGAACTAGTCCAAAAACTGTACCTGCTATGAATGCCTTCATATAAATGCCTTTCTGTGTGTGTTGTGCATGTTAGTATTATAACGTACTAGTGCTCGACTGTCAACAATGAAGATAACCAAATTACCATTTGTCTACAACTCGCCAATAGTTGGTATGCTTGATTTGGCAAATGACCCCATTATATGTTTCTGTTTTA